TTTGGTAGCCGCTGGTAACCCCAGCCGGTTTGTTACAATGTATGTTGATAGTGCGTTGTGGCTTACATTTCGTACATGTCAGTACATTTTTTATTGTGATTCCTCTAAGAGGCACAATGTGTGAATTATATTTCAGTTTGCTTTGTTGATAGTACGTTTGTGTTTAATTCTCGTACATGTCAGAAGTATTCTGTTGTAGTTTGGATCACCTCCAATCTAGCTCTAAGAGCATGTTTTTTCTAATGGTGGTAAATACCTGAGTCTAATCAACTCAAAATTACATTTTTCTTTTACTTTATTATATCTTCAATGAAATGAGAAGATATCAAATAGGTAAGTGATTGTTTGTAACTTATCTTTTGAAATGGTTTTGCGTATTAATAGGCGCTTTCCATTTTTTGTAAATGAAGCGTATAGTGTGTTCTATTTCTTTGAAATAGGTCGACTCTATAAAGTTCAGATACTTTTAAATTAATCTGTGTTAATTGTGAGACATTATGTCACAAATTTAGCTTAAGTAATTGTCTGTCTTTTAGACTTTAAATCAATTACGAACCCCCCCCCGCCGAAGCGGCAGACCTTTTTGTTGATCATGAGCCAATAACTGAATTTCAATCACTTACACGTAAGGTGTATTTGGTATCGTAAGTTATGGTGTCTATATCTTTGTTTGTTATTAAGGACCCCCAACCGGGTCCATATTTCAATCCATCTAGGAACACCTTCTTAAGCTGACCTTTCCTAACTCACTGATTAGTGAGCATTGAAGTTTGGAAACATTAGGCGCTCTGTTAGGCGTAAGGCAGAGTATCACAAACCCTTTAAAATGGTTGGGACATCTTTTTTGTTACCCAAGACTAGCTCGTCTGTAAAGAGCAGCGCCGCACACCAGGGACGTAAAGACTTGGTGAAATCAATTCATGATTCTAAAGTGACTAAAATCATTTTAGATCAATACAGTGACCAGCTCACTTCACGTGATAAGAAGCGTGAAATAGCTGAGGTAAAGGCGAAAGCCTTTAAGTCGAAGTTGAATAAACAAAAACTTCGCGACTTGAAGAGAGCGGTTTTACAGGATGGAAATTTAGTATCGTCTAATTTCTTTTCTGATATACGAGATATGTTAAATCACATTGGTTGTAGAAGTAAACAAGATTTTTTTGTTTCAATTCTGCATTTGGTGTTGGATTTATATTTCGCTGAAAGTATGCCTCATTATTTGTCTGCCGTAGCTCACTTTATTAGAAGTGTTTTACCTGCAGATTTTATTGATCGTGCTTTTGGTTTTTTCTCTAAGTTTGTTGAACCAACTTTTACCACCTTACAGGATGGTAAATTATTTGGTGAAGAAACTATAGAGAATTTAAGTGATCTTTTTAAAATGAAGGCAACTGCACTGAAGAGTAATACTTGGAAGAAGTTGTGTGAGTTTTTTAATTACGTTTTATGTTTAATGCTTGGCATTGCTGGTGATGATGAGAATTCATTTATGAGCAATATTAAGCATTTGGTCACTAAACCCATTGATTTAGGTTTACCTTTATTGATGGGTCTTTTTGAAAGTTTGATTTTCTTGATTCGTCAGGGTTATCAAGCTTTTCATTTACGAACTCCCATGTCTTTCTTTTACGAGGAGACATCTCTAACAAAGTGGGTTGAGTCTGTTGATAAGATTAATTTAGATTACATCAATATTAACTCTCCAGATCCATTATTGAGACGTCAACGCGTTGAAATTTTGGCCGATATGACCAAGATTTTGGAAAAAGGAAAGAATATGAAGGGTTGTGTGGATGGCTTTCAGGCCAATGTTTTGAAAACTAACTATACTAAATTGATGTCTACAGCGAATGATCTTCATAACTCTATGACTGCTTCTAAGTTTCGTAGAGCTCCATTTGTTTTATTGATTAACGGTGTTCCTAGTGTTGGGAAGACCTCATTTGTTAACCATTGTTCCAGTTTTTTCGCTAGTGTTAGAGGATTAACTTTGAATGATGAATGTAGATATGTTCGTCAGTTTATGGATGCTTTTTGGTCTGGTTTGAAGTCAACTCATTGGTTCATTTTGTTTGATGATATTGCTTATGAACACCCAAATAAGGTTGTTGCTTTGCAACAGTCTTCATTGGGTGATTTTATTCAAGTTGCAAATAACGTCGTCATGGCTCCTAATATGGCAAATCTTGAGGAGAAAGGACGTGTTTTTTGTATGCCTGAATTGTTAATTGGAACAACTAATTGTAAACACTTAAATGCCCAACATTTGTTTCAAACGCCCTATGCTGTAAATCGTAGATTTCCCTATGTAGTAACTCTAGTGGTTAAAGAGCAAGTGCGTGATAATAACCAGGGATTGCAGTTGAATTGGGATGATCCTGCTTTGCAGAATCTTGCTGACTCAGTTGGTGATGACTGGTGGTATATTATGGTGGAAAAGCCTGTACTTGTAATGAAGCATGATGATGTCATTCAGGAGCAGGCAAATTATAAGTTAGTTGGTAAATTTGAGACTATGACTGAGTTTAGAAAGTGGCTTAAACAAGCTATTGAAAACCATGTCATGGTTCAAGACCAAATTATAGAATTTCATGAAAAGCGAGAGAAAATAGCTTATTGTAATGTATGCTGTGAGGAACAAGCTAACTGTTCTTGTGTACATATGCAAGATGGCTATCTTGAATCTGTTAAGGATTGTCTAAGTATTATACCAGATGTAGATCGAAGTTATGTCTCATATTTACTTACTTTTTTATTCACTTTTCTTATTCGTCGGATATTTCTCAATGCATGTGTATTTGCTTACGCTATGTTATGGGGAACTCCTTTTAGTTTTATTTTTGCTTTCTTAGGCATTTTTGGTAATTATATGGGATATGCTGCTTCTTTTCCAAGAATTGGCTATGCTGTGTATTTATGGTGCCCAAAGAGTGTGCAAAAACAAGTTCTCTTATGGTTTGCCCGTCATAGGGCTTTGCCTTTTTTGAAGTCTCAGAAGCAATTTTTAGGTTATTCGACAGGCTTAGTAGCACTTTTAGCGTTATATAAGGCTGGTGGAATGTATTTTAAAGCTCGAGACTATAAAAAGGAAAATGATGAGGAATTATATGTCAATGTAATTAGTCATTATTCTCCAAAGGATTTGAAGAAACAAAAGAGGGTAAATGCCGATCTTTTGGAACAGATCTCTGTTGCTGAGGAAAGGGAACGTTTGGCTAGCAGGTTAGCTGCCCTACAGGGTGGTGTTATTTCTACCAAAATTCCTGATGTTTATTACTCTGAAGTTGAGAAAAGTATTGCTTTTGATTATGGTGATAAGATAACCTCGTGGAAGTCTTTAGGTATGAGTGAATCTTTAAAGAAAATAGAGCAAAATGTTGTTAGAGTTCATTGTAAAGACTATGCAAAAACAGGATGTGGCGTGTTAATTAAGGGTCAAGTCTTATTAACCAACTATCACCTGTTTGCAGGCGGTCATACTTTTAGAATTTACCATTCAAGGTGTGTTAATGAAATGCCTGGTTGGATGACTATCCCAGACAGCGACATTATTTTAGATAAGGATAAAGATTTAATGGCAATTAGATTTAGAAACTTACCTCCGTGTAAAGATCTATCTGGTCTAATTCCTTTGAATAATATTCTAGATTTGAAATGTGCTGTGTCTGTTGTAACAAGAATAGACAGAACTAATGAAACTATGACTCACGGATCTAAATTGTGTCGTTGGTCTGGAACAGATTTTGTGGAACATGAGTTTTTAGGTCGGATGTCATATGATTATTATAGTGCTGTTTGTAATACTACTATTGATGGTGATTGTGGTTCCCCTTATGTTGCTCATACTCCGTTTGGTCCTGCTATTTTAGCAATCCATCAAAATTTTAAGGACGGTCTTATAAGTGGAGTTGCTCTTACCAGGGAGTACGTAAATGACCTAGTTGCTCCTCTTTATGACGGAGTTCAAGGAGGCAGTTTGCTACGAGAAGGGTATAGTTTTGCTTTACAACCTTGGAGTATGAATTCAAATTTGCGTCGAATTGAAAATGCACATTGTTATGTATTTGGTACATCTCAGCGTAGATTTCCGTCAAAGTCACATGTTGAGCGTTCTCTGATTTATCATTCATGTGTTGAGCATGGTTTTAAAGATGAGTTTGCTAAGCCTGTAATGAGACATCGTGATGTTTGGATTAATCAAGCAACACCAATGGTGGCAAGAGATTTTTGCATTAATTTAGAATTATTAGATGAGGCAGTAAAAATGTTTATTGCCGAGTCAATTGATTCTATTGATGTGGAAGAGTTTTCCATTGTTCGCGTACTAGATGATAAAGAGGCGTTAAATGGAGTTATTGGACTCAATTTTGTTGATAAGATACCTCGTAAAACCTCAGCTGGTTTCCCTTATAATTGTTCTAAGATGAAATTCTTAGATTTTATAGGTGATGAGGCTATTCTTACTGAAGAAATTCAGGACGATGCTTATGACATTGAGAGAATATTATCTGATTCCTGTCGGAGTATGCCCATATTTATGGCTTCTCTTAAGGATGAAGTGATTTCACAAGCTAAAGCAGAAGCTAAAAAGACTAGAGTTTTTACTGGTAGTCCATTAGCTTTCTCTCTTATTATGCGAAAATATTTGCTAACTGTCAACGCTTTTATTCAAAGTCACCGGCGCCAGTTCGAATGTTGTGTTGGAGTTGACGCTTTAGGTCCAGAGTGGGAAGATATTTCTAAATATCTGAAATCATTTTCTAGTGATTTTATTGCTGGTGATTATGCTAATTACGATAAAACAATGACTGCTGATCTGATTTTGTCTGCAGGAAAAATTCTGGAAAGAATTTGTTCTAAAGCAGGATATGATGAGAAACAGTTATGTGTTGTTCGTACTTTAGTATATGATCTAGCATTTCCAGTATGTAATTTTGATGGAGACATCATTATGACATGTGGCTCTGAACCTTCTGGACATCCTTTAACTGTTATTGTTAATAGTATAGTAGGTTCTTTATTGTTGCGTATGGCGTTCATCAATTTGAATGTTGGTGGTACGTTTACACAACATGTGAGAGCCATTATTTATGGCGATGACAATTTAATGGCGTCCATTTTGCCCGAATTTAACCATTGTTATTTACAACGTTTCTTTGCTTCGCAAGGACTTGTCTATACAATGGCTGAAAAGGGTGCTGAGTCAGTTCCGTTTATCCCCTTTGAGGACTGCACTTTTTTGAAAAGGGATTTCTTTCTCCATCCTGAGTTAAATCATATTGTTGGCAGATTAAGTGAAAAATCTATTCGCAAGATGTTAATGTATCGTTTGCCGAAAGGCTCAATGGATGCATCAAATCATGCAATAGAAGTCATGGACACTTCTTGCCGTGAGATGTTTTTCTGGGGAAAGGAAAAATTCGAATCCCATCGAGATTGGTGTTTAGGATTAGTTAAAGAGTATGACCTTCACGAATGTGTCGGCAAAGCTTCTTTTTCTGATTTTAATACGTTATCTCAGTGGTATTTGGATAAATGGAGTGCATTCCAGGAACTTCCTGTAGAAGAGCGTACATTTTGTACTGCTCAACTTCAGGATGGTGACTTGGAAGATGCTCCGCCTGTTTGTCCTAAATGTGGGTGTAACGATTGCCTGAGTTCTAATATTCGGGCTATTGTTTGTAAGAGATGTTTGAGGTGTCGTCCTCCAATATCCTGCAGATTTGATAAATGGTTTTTGGGTTGTCTTTATTGTGAAGATTATTACCCTTTACATTGCGATTCATGTTACTCTATGAATATAACCTTACAGGTGTATGAGAGAGATGGACTAACTACCCATTTCTATTGTAGAGGATGTGTTAACAATGTTGATGAACGGCTTAGTTATGTCGTGCTTGTTAAGCGAAATAATAACTTCTATAGATGTGATCCAGTGTGCCATGCCTCGCGGTACACTCGGCTATCTCTAGAAGACCATCAGGTCTAAAGAGGATGAACTTGCCAGTGCAAGTACTTATCACAGCATGGGTTAATTGTGATATTTTATTTACCACCTACTAAACAATACGTTCCTCAAAAGAGTGAGGAAAACTCGTGTGTCGTGAGTGACGATACCAGAATTGGGTGGAATTCCCGATCAACTCACCTGCAAGATGGTGAGACCCAGGATCAAGAAACAGTTTCTTTTCTGGATATTCAACCATGTACTTTAACAGAAGCTCCCCATTCAAATGAGGAGGTTGCTGAAAGCATGGCTATGCAATCTGTGTCATTAGCAGATTTTTTGAGTAGACCAGTTAAAATTCATTCTACAACCTGGCAGGAGTCTGACTCTCCTGGACTTAAAACAAGTTTCTATCCATGGTATAATTTCTTTAATACCGCAACTATTAAGTACAAGCTTAATAATTGGGGATTTATTAAATGTAATATGCATGTGCGTGTTGTATATAATGCTAGTCCATTTTACTATGGCTCAGCTATGCTGAATTGGCG